AACAATAACGAGATTTAGATAAATGACCACATCGTTTCCCAGTCACGATCAGGTTAGAAAGCAACGCGTTGAAGTGAGTGTTGTATGCCAACACATCCAAAATGTTCGATAGGCCTGAAGCCTCGAAGTCGTAATCAGCGAATTCAGATTGCCGAGCTAAGTACGTCTTAAGCTCGTTTTTAATTTCGTTAAAGTCTAGTTCGGTTGTAGAAAACGATGTGGTCATTTATCTAAATCTCGTTATTGTTGTCTCTAATACGACTTGTTCTCCAGTGTTTCGAACTTGAAAAACTACCGTAACACGGATTGAGTTACTGTCAGGTGCAGGCTTGATGTCGGTCGAAACAACCAAAGCTCTTGGTTCGAAGTTAGAAATGCTGATTCGAATCAAATCATCTATTTCATCTTCGGCATCATCATCAAGCAATTCAAACAGGAGTCTATTGAGACCTCCGCCAAATTGAGGATTGAATGGCTTTTCACCGGGTGATGTCAAGAGCAAATTCTTGACAGCCTGCTTCACTGCCGCAGCATCGACCTTCTTATAAATCTCACCACTGGGTTTTGCAGTGAAGGTCAGATCGATGTCTTTGTAATCAACTCGTCTAGAGGTTACAAGTGTTGCGGAATTCAGTGTTCCGTCTTCGATCGAAAATACTCTGGCCATGTTATTCCTTTTGTTTTATTTATTAGGCTTCCAGTATTTCAATGAGCTCTTTGCCTTGAGATTTGCTATTAAATGTAGTTTCTAGCTCATTTTTATACGTGTTTGTTGTATATTCACCATCTATTTCTGGCATCACGAGGATGATTTGTGACTTGAGTTCACCCGATGGGTCGAACGTATCGTATGCAAGGATAATCTTGTCAAAACTTATCGAATCCTTCCAATACATCGCGAGGTCGTATGTCTTTCCTATGTCGACAGTACCATCGGCTGATAGTAGTTCATACACCACCGCTCGGCCCTTGGTTGCATAATCGTTAACCGAGTCTGCAGACGGGGTTTCGTCTGGCCCTGGTTTGTAAAGACCTTCTACGACAACCAGACGGTGATCTTTGAATTCGCCCTTGTCAGTGATAATGTCGTGAAGAATTTTTGCATGCATCGAGAATTGCTTAGCAATCTGTAGCTTCTCATCTCTGGTTTCGATGTGATCCATTGTGGTTTTATCACCTTTGGCACCAAGAAACTTTGAGAGTGTGATGTTTTTCTCAAGCATAATCGATCCATTGATCTTGGCTGTTGGCGCAAGATCTCTCAAATCGTACATTGGATTTGGGATGAACTTCTTCTCAGTCTTGTTCTTGCTTGGTCTAAATCTGGTGTTTTGAACCACAGCATCGGATGGTGCAGCACGAACAGGAGTTCTAACCTGGGCAGTAGAATTCGTCAAACGACCGATTCGTGTAGGAACCGATTTGGTGTACACGTTAGAAAGTGTTCCGGATGTGACTGCGTTTCCGACGAAATCATCATTGGAAAGGTTGTTTTCATCACGGAGTTTTGATCTAACTTCGGCAGTCGAGAGTGTTCTATCTGACAAGCCGCCGTTATCTTGAGTTCTATCGATAGCTCTCAATAGGCCGTCATCAACATCGATCTTAACAGTCGGAGCACCATTAGCACTTTGGTTGACATATGCATCCATCGTAGAAGAGTTAGCATTGGCCGTGGTAGAGTTGTTTACGCTATAGCCTGTCGTAGAACCGACCAGTGAAGCACCGTAGTTTTGTGAATTGGTGACGTCTGATGTAACAGCTTTCTCCGCAGTTCCTTTGAGATCACCATGGAATGTGGATCCGTAATGAACTACGCCTGCACCACCCACTGTACCCGAAGCACCGAAGACTGCTAGATGAGAGGCTCCCATGTTTATGCCGGGTGAAGTCATGATCATCTTACCCGAAGCGGTTTGCTTAAATGTTCCAGAAACTGAATATGTTGATGATCCCTCAACGGTGTGTCTCATCGAACCTTTGACAATGTCGTTCTTTCCACCAAGAGATGTGTTTGTCGTGGTGCCGACAGTTGTTACTGAACGATCACCCTTGACAACCGATCCTCTTGTTCCATAGACCATTTCGCGTGAAGAGCCGTTGATTGATTCGCTCTTGTTGCCTCCGGTCTTCACATCAAAATTTCCGCCGACATCGATATTGAGATCGCCAGTCACTTTCAGTGTCAGATTGCCGTTATAGACAAGTTGGCCATTTCCTTCTACGACCACTGTAGAAGAGCCTGCGATCGATTCGACCTTGTTGTTTTCGGTTTTCATCACAATGGAGCCATCGGCTCTTAGTTCTACACCAGATCCAGATCTGTGCTTTATCAGAATTCTCTCACCGCCGGGGGTATCATCATACTCTACAACGTGGCCTGATAGTGTTTCTTTGACATTATTGTACGGATATTGAGATGCTGCATGAGGAGCAAGTGTCGTATCGAGATCAACATCTCCACCACCAATGTCGAGAGTGTTGTAAGCCTTTCCTCTTGCGGCTTTGTTTGTAGTCGGTTCGAAGAAATATTGTGGGCGAGGGAAAGCTCCGGCTGGATCACCGAAACCTTTCTTCAATTCACCCGAGCGGTTAACTTCATCTGTTCTTGCGTCGGGTTGGTCTTTAGGATCTACTGTCATGTAGCACCTCCAGCATATTGTCTAATTATGTCTCGTGTGATAGGACTACTCACTCTCCAAATTGGATCATTTTCACCAATCACATTTCGATGGTTGAATTTTGCTTCTGAATATCCTACAACATCAAAGCCTGGATCCATCTTTTGGGAATCGGTCATGTAGTGACCTGCGACTTGTGCAAACGGAAAGACCTTGTGGAATGTTCCCATCAAGATGTCATACGCTTTCCATTGCTGTGGTGTGAATGAGTCTGATGATGCATGTTTCCAATACGGCTTACGAGCAACTTTGGATGAGACACTGTAGCCACCAACAAAACAGAAACCGAGGAATGTTGTGTTGTTGTTATCATCGTGTGCTCCGGCCAAATTCATCGGTCTACCACGTTGGAGTGTTCCATCTCTCAAAATGAGTATGTGATACCCACATCCAGTCCAACCCATTCCCTTGTGAATATCGTCAACCCAATTGGCGTCGATATTCTGATTGGTGAATGTTGCGGTCCAATGAACAATAGCCCCAGCTACGGCTCTCGATTCTACTCTACTGATATTTCGGAAAAGAGCCTCGAGTTCATCAGCCGAACCAATGTGATCAAATGACCATGATTCGCCGGCTGTAGAAGTTCCGGTGTAGATCGATGTATCGGTTGAAGAAATAGATGAAGAAATTTCGAACACCGGAAGAGTGTTGAAACCTACAGCGGTTCCGCCGTCGTCATACTGGTCTACGTTGCCAGTCAAACTCACGTCAATGGCATCGAAGATACTGCGCTTCACAGAAATTGATTCTATCGCCTCAGTGATTTCTTCCGACCACGTTGAAGGAGCCTTGGTTGAAATTGTTTCATCGAAGTTTTCGGGCAAGTCTACATATCGTTGTAGTTGTGTGAAGGCTTCATCATACTTGCCTTGTGTGACAAGATTGAATGTCGAATCCACATCAGCTTGAGCTGGTTGTCTATCAAAGATCGTATTGAGTTGGGTCTTATAATTCTCTCGAACATTCTCAACCAGATCAACCAAGAACAGTCCCGAGTTTGAACCGAGTTTCTCTTCAACCTGTGATACGAAAATTTCGGCCTTGGCCAAGTAATCGGCATACGGCGTGTTTTGTAGCGCTTGCATGACGATGTCACGCAAATCGATTTGGGTGATAGCTTGGATAGCGTTTCGTATCTCACCCTCGGTTGCACCGACTACGTCTTTCAGCGTGGTTTCAATTGAACTGGCCGATGACCGAGTGATAATGTCATATAGGAATCCACCTACCGCGGCATCGTTGTCACCAGTGATACTCTGGATATCTCCTGCAGCCCCTCCGGTGTTTCCAATTAGCTTACTCGACAGGTTTGGAATATTATCGGTCAATCTTGCGACATTTGGAACGAACTGAGCCACACCAAAATCTTCCAACTGATCAACATCTTTTGTCAGAGACTCGATACCACCAAGCACTTGGCCGACCCTCTGTCCGAGGATGGTTTTTTGGGTTGCAACATATTTGTCAATCGCAGCAGAAGTTGACGATTGTACGTTTGAAAAGTCGGTGTTTCCGATGATACTAGAAAGAATGGACGATAGTTCGTTTGCGTTAATCACTGTCATTTGTTAAACCTTGCATACACGTCACGAGCATATTGTACTCTCTTAGAGTGGTGTGGTGTTGATGGGCGTTCGTATTTCTGTTCGAATGCTGTCACAGCGGCTTCGATTGTACTTGAAGATTTGAGTGCACCGAGGCCAAGATACGGATACTTGCGGAGTTCGTATATGATGAATCGTAACTGGACGTCGAGATCAGTCCAAGGCTTACCAAGCTCTTGGGCAAAATTCTTCAATTGACCAAGCCGGTTGCCGGCAGCAGCTGCAGCATTCCACTGAGCGATACCAAATGACTGTTCAGATCCGGCGGCCTTGATAGTTGTCGACAGACTTTTTCCAGATTCGACCATAAGATTACCGACGATGCCAGCCGATTGCATTGGTGTGAATCCATTGGCCAAGAAGAAATTGTACGCAGTTTCTACATTTGTTGCACCAGCTGCTGCCGGGTTTGCCGGCTGAATAGTTCCGTGAGTACCAGTGCTGCCAGTACCAGTTCCGTATGCTCTGTTTGGACCATAATTGTCTCTCAAACCAGTTTGAGTTCCAGACGCATATTCCATCGATGAAAGAATAGACGTAATGAACGGAAGTTGTGAGCTCTCTCCATCAAAGAAAAATCCCACGACGTTGGCACCTGGCTGAAGTTGTGTGGTTTCAATCATACCCGAAACACCACCTTGTGTAGCAGGTACTGCAACCTGAGCCCACGGGAGATCGTCGGTGGAAATGTCTTCCTGATTTTCGGAATGAATTCCAACGATTCGTACTCTAACTCGGCCGAGTTGCATTGGATCATTATTGTCTTCAACGACACCAATGAACCATCGTGTCTTATCTCCATAGAAGTTATTCATTCTTTTCACCCAATTTGACGCACGACATAGAAACCGTATAGCGCTCTGGTCTAATTATATGCCGTAGAGAATAGATCACGTAATTGCCTGTACGCTTTGGATCAAGAGCATCTTGTCCGTCGTCATCCAAGATAGCCGGATCATTTTTGAGAAACTGAAGGCTGACTTGCTTGCCGATAGTAATGTCATCACCTCGGCCCATGAAATCAAAGCCGGGCATCGTAATCTCCAACGGAGACTTTAGAAGGTAATGACGAAGAGCATATGAATATGCCCGGAGTTTCTGCTGATCGATATTTTCTGTTTCGTAATAATTGGCGTAGTCGGTAAACGTGTTTGATGTCACGATTTGCTTGATCGGTGCAGTATTGTACTCATCAATTCTCTTTCCGTTGATCGTGAACTTGTCGTCGTAAATGGGTTGTACTTGATCACGGGATAGAATGCCTCGGTTTTTCAACTGCTCGATAACGTCTTTCATCGCTACGACGATCGACTGATCAGCCGTAGACTCGGTGTTGAGTGTATCGATAAATTGATGATTCGAATTAAGCACGCCCTCAGCTGCCATCTTGAACATGTTTTCGGAATTGGCCAGCTTATATGTCTCAATAACTCGAGCTTGTTCTGGAATTGGTTTGAAAACCGATTGGTTGACATAAGCTTGGCCAAAGACATATGGACGATCTTCGTTGATGGGCTTATCCAACAGCATACGATCAAGATCTTTTAGAAAGAGATTGGGTCCGTTGAACGTGGCATACAGAAAGAACGGTGATCCAATTTCCGTGATCATGCGATTACGGACCCAAGTTGCGGCCTGAATTGGTGTGATTGATGGAACAATCACTTTCATTTCCGGTGAAGCAGATTCGCTGAAATCATCTGGCACATCTACACGACGAGATGTACCATCAAACATGATTTGAGAAATGATGTTCTCGGGCTTTCCATTATACGCCTTAGACATTGTTACTAGTCGAGACGCGTATGCGTGCTCTTCAATTATGTTGAGAGATATAGCCTCAGACACGTCATTGACTGGTGATACACCGCCAACATCAGTCACGACAAACACTTTCGTTTTGACCAGTGACCTTTCGTCGCCATTGATCTTTAGAGAAATCGTGATTTTCTCCGTTCCCAAAAATCCAATGCGATTGAGAAGATTTGATGAATCGGCGATCATGATCGAACCAAGCAAATATGGCTTATCCAAATGCTCGTAAATGTTGATCTCTGTCACGTTACGTACAAGCTCGTATTCTTCTTCAAAACGATCAGAAGTTACGAGTACACTGACGATCTTAATGTCGTGCGGAGATGATGTAAACAAATCACCCATTAAAAACTAGCCATGCTTTGCTGAAACTTCTCAAAGACAGCGCCAATAGAATTCGGTTTGATTACGACAATGTCTTTCAAGGAGTCATTCTCTCTAACATATCGATCGTAGTATGATATTGCATTATACGATGCAGGAGGTGATGCGTAAGGATTGACATCAACCGGCAGACCATCAGAGTCTTCGTATTGCCATGTTGCTTCGTACTGGTCAACCGATCCGACCAATGTTGCCGAATTCAGTACGCCATTTTCTGTTGTCGTAATGTCTTCGTTCGAGATGAAGTCTTTGATTCCTCTAACAATCAACTGACCATAATCCAATCGGCGGTCGATGATTGTTCCTGTAGCGCCGGAAGATTGTCCTGCCACAACCGATCCGACATTGAAAATACTGGTCAGATCATCTCGAGTGGTTAAAACCGTGTTCGCTCGTTCACTTTGCACTGTTTGTAGGATGGAATAATTGTCCAGAGGCCAACCTCTTTCTCTGAGCTTATTATTCATCAAGAAAAACGTCCAGTAGTATTTCGTCGATCCATAGAGCTTGAACGAAAGAGTGTCAGGTCGGTCACCGTCCATGATGGTATACTTCTGATAGAACGCAACGTTATCACGGACCGTATCAACCAGATCTGAGTATTGCAACAGGTTCTGATGCAGAGCGTATTCGTTCGATTTGCCGAATTTGTACGGGACGAATTTGAAGTTCCTGAAGTAAGTCATTAATAGCCTCCCTCTGCAACAAGCTGCTTGGTAAGTGTACGCGATTCTCTGAAGTTCATCGTTACTTCGACTTCGGTAAAGTTTCCGTCATCGTAGAAACCTGCACCAGTTGCGTTGTAGTTTGTCGACATTGAGACGAGGTGACACGGGAGAATTTTGTGGATAACGTCAGTATCGCGGTGTTTGAATTTGATGTCGAATGTGTTGGGGAACCTGTAGCCAATTGGAATAGACTGACCACCGCCAACATCAATACGAACACTATCTTCGGGATAGAGTTCTGTACGGAAGAATTTGATGATCTTCTTACTCATCTCAGCTTCTTCTTTAGAGGAAGGAACCAACCGGAACGTGAATGCGAATTCACGAGTCATAACCTCTTTGAATAGCTGGCGTGTGTTTGGGTTGGTTGCAACTCTCAGTGCTGAACGAACACCATCACCAAACGTATCACCCGGAACACGATAAGCAGCTTTCGAAATTGCATATCGTGCAGCATCTGGTGAAAGGGATTTGTTGAAGATATCGGTGATAGATGATGCCTGATCTTGCACAGATCTTGTTACGGCCGATGATAGTGTTGAACCGTTTTGAATCGCCGTTTCGGCTGATCCGCCGAGTCGACCAAGATCTACTCGATCATACAAAACACCGTCTTGAAATTGTAGACCCTTTGGCATGTAGAATGTTGCACGCTGACCAAGAGAAACCGTTGTGTTAGACACCGTGGAACGAAGAGATCCAGAGTTGACCACGTTTGTGTTTTCGACTCCGTTCTCAGCTACACTCGCTGCAGCCTCTGCAGCAACTTCGGTTACGTCAACATTGCCATGAGTGAAGATGTTTACATCAGGCGGCTGCTCAATGCGAACTTGAAAGATCACTTTGCCCTGATAGAAG